GTTTAACTCGCAATTGCCAGCCAATGGCATCGATCCAATCGAAGTATCGATCCACTCCGAGGGTGGTTCAGTCATCGAAGGTTTTGCGATCTTTGACGCGATCAAAAGTTATGCCGGTCCCAAGAAATGCGTAGTAGCATCGGCAGCATTCTCTATTGCGTCTTTTATCCCAATGGCATTCGATGACGTTGAGATAACACCCAACGGCTATCTGATGCTGCACAATCCATATGCAGCTTGCGAGGGCGATTCGGCAGAAATGTCCAAGATGGCTGGCGTCCTAGACGGAATGAAAACAAACATGGTCAACGCTTACTCTGTCAAAAGCGGAAAGAGCGTCGACGAGATCAAAGCAATATTAGACGTTGAAACCTACATGAACGCTTCGACAGCGTTAGCGAATGGGTTTGTCAATCGAATTACACCGAGTCCAGTCATTGGCAAGGTGTTTGCGAAAGTTAAGTCAATGCCGCATGGGATTGTGCAAGCGTTGTTCAACGCTGGTCCAAGTGGCGATAACCGAGAACCGACAAAGGAAACAACGATGTCAGAATCTCAAAAGCCGGTCGCCGCCACCGTAAGACAAATCAAGGCAGCATTCCCAAAGGCAAAGAATGATTTCATCGTAAAAGCGATGGAGCAAGAAATGCCGATGGAGCAAGTCGCAACCGCGATGACTCAGGACACGATGGCTGAAAACGACATGCTCATGGCTCGAATCTCTGCACTCGAAACCGAGATGGCAGCGATGAAAGCTAAGGCTATGGAAGTCGAGACGGAAGAAGTTGCGCCAGTAGCCAAAGCGGAAGAAGTCGTTCCGGTTGCCAAGGCAAAGTCTGGCGTTACTCCCGTCGCCAAATCGAAGACCGCCGGAACCATTTCGGCCAAGGCTAAATGGAATCAGTTGATCCAAGCAAAGGTGTCGACTGGCGTACCGCAAAACAAAGCAGTTTTGTTCGTAAACAAAGAAAATCCAGGATTGCGTGAGCAAATGCTGGCAGAAGTAAACGGCTAGGCGTTTACCAACAATTTCATTCACGCAACTTTTGAAAAGGAAAACCAAACATGAGTCAATACGTTGATTCGAACACAAAGGCATTTACAGCAGCCGGAACTATCAAACAGTACGCACGCGTCACTCTTGGCAGCGGTGGCACGATTACCGAGGCTGGTTTAGCAGTTAAGGAAATCGGAACCGCAATGCAGCCAGCGGTTACAGGCGACACTATCAGTGTTCGCCTACGAACAGCAATGGGAACGCACAAGATGATCGCTGTCGAAGCTTTGGCGATCGGTGCAACGCTTTACAGCGAAGCCGCCGGCAAGGTGCAAGACACTGCCGAAGCAACTTCCTTCCAGGTCGGTACAGCACTCGAAGCGGCAACCGCTGACGGTGACATTATCGAAGTAATGTACAACGCTCACGGCGATACCGCTGCGAGCTAATGAAGCCCCAGGCGTGACTTGGGGGGAGTTGGATTGATCCCCAATGAACCCCAGTCACTTTTATATTTCAGTTCTGCTTTGCCTGGGGAAAAGGTAAAGCAAAATGCCAAATCCAGCAACAAGTTTAGCGACACTCAGACCAGACCTAGCAGCCAGTTTTGAGGCTTTCGACCTCGAAGCTGAGAAAGCTGGCTACATCGCACGGAAGGTTCTACCAACCGTAGATGTGGCTTCGCAAGCCGGTAACTTCGGTAAGATTCCCTTGGAGCAATTGCTTCAACAGCGAGACACCAAGCGAGCACCAGGAAGCGGTTATTCGCGAGGTAATTTTACGTTCGATGATTCGACATACGCATGCGAAGAACATGGCGCAGAGGAGCCAATCGATGACCGTGAAGCAAAGATGTACGCAGAGTACTTCGACGCTGAAACCGTCGCGTCACAGCGTGCATACAACTCCGTTTTGCGAAATGCTGAAAAGCGAGTTGCAGACGCAATTTTCAACACGTCTACTTGGACGGGATCAGCTTTAACGACTGACGTTTCAAGTGTGCCTTGGGCGACAATCGCAACTGCTAAGCCTTTGACGAACGTTGAAGCAGCAGTGCAGAAAGTGTACGACGGTTCCGGTCTTTGGCCGAATGCGTTGGTTATCAACAAGAAGGTTTTCCGCAATCTTCGCAACACGCCAGAAGTCATTGACCGAATCGCCTCAAGCGGTGCGGGAGATCGCAACTTGGCTAGCGATGTGACGCTTCAAATGCTCGCGCAAGCGTTTGACTTAGACTATGTCATCGTTGCTGGCGGAAGCCTTAACAGTGCCAAGGAAGGCCAGGCCGCAAGCGTTAGCCAAATTTGGTCTAGCACTTACGCAATGGTTTGCAAGATTGCTGTAGGTTCAGACTTCCGTGAGCCTTGCATTGGTCGAACATTTCATTGGGGTGCAGACGGATCGTCTGTCGATGGATCGATCGAAAGCTACCGCGATGAGGTGGTTCGAGCAAACGTTATCCGCGTTCGTCACGACGTTGACGAGGTGGTTTTGTATGCTCAAGCCGGTCACTTGCTAAAGATCGCGTAACGATGGCAACCAGATTCGCATCACAATTTCAAAGGACTGCCGTGCCTAATTTGGTTCGGCAGTTCGGTGAGGAGATCGTTTACTACGCAAGTGGTTCGTCCGGTCGACTTATGGATGCAATTGTGGTGCGTGATCCTGTTGCGATCTTAGCTGAGATTGGCGAGGTTCTGGTGCAGGCTTTGATTATCAGAGTCAGCAACAGCAACATAGACGGTATCGACGCAACCAAGCTTGATACCGGAACCGATCGTGTCGAAGTTGCTTTGACGCCGGACGGTGAAAAAGAACTGCGTTCAATTGTTCGGGTGCTTTCCGATTCAAACGGCTTCCTTCGCTTCTTGGTTCAGTAATGCCAACAACCGTAATCGAAACAATCGCAAAAGAGATCGTTCGACGTAGCGAGCAAATAACCATCGCCAACGGCTACACGTTCGACGTTGCAGAGGTTGTGCGTCCTGATCGCGTTGGCGTTGAAGTAAATCCAGTCGAAGCGTTGATTGTCGTAAGACAAGGCGACTCGGTTAAGAACGCGGAACTAAGTTGCCCAGGCAATCCACCCGCGATTGCTTACGACACCCAGTTCGAGATTGAATGCTTTGTGCGGCTTAGTGATTACGCCTGCAATGAGTACCAAGAAATCCAAAGCGATCGTGGAGCACAGATCGTAAAGGCAATCACCATCGAAGCGACCGACACGGGCCGCTGGTTTTCGTTCGAGGAAAAAGCGATCAACACCGAGTTAGGCGACATCAAGAACTTCGAAACTAGCGAAGGCAATCACAACGGGGTAACTGTTGCGATGACTGTCACGTACCGAGTCGATGAAAACAACCCTTACAACGCAAGATCATGATAGCCTGCACGATCGATCCGAAACAGATTAAAGCACTCAAAGACTCCTTGCAGTCCAAGGCTTCTCGATTGTCTCGTGAGATCGCGACTGCAATCAACGCGACAGCAAAAGACGTTCGGATCGAAGTAGCGAGAGCAATTCGCCCGGAGATTAACTCCAAAGTAAAGATAGCCACGATCAAGAAAGTTATCAGGTCGAAGAGTAAAGCAACTAAGGATCAGTTGATTGCAATCGTTCAACTCAACAAAGGCTATCCGTTTCCGATGCGTTTTTTCTCGCCACGACAAAACAAAAAGGGCGTCAACGTCAAGTTCGGTCGAGTCAAAGGCAAAGACGGCAAGACATTTTTTGCCGGTGCGTTCGTTGCTAACCAATGGGGCGGCAACGTGTATAAGCGAGTCGGCAAGCAACGAACGCCACTGATCCAACTCAAAGGACCAAGCCCTGGCGATTTCTTTGAGCAAGCAGGAATCCATCAACTTGCGTACAAGGTCGCGCGTCGCCAACTGCCTTTGCAAATGGAACGACGAATTAGATTTTTAATGCTGCAATCGAGCGGCGGGTTACGCGGTAATTCATCAGGTCGAACAGGACGAGGGAATCAATAAACCATGCCACTACTAACACGCAAAAGAGTCTTCGGCGCGAAGATCGAAACAACGCCAGGCACTGCCGAATCGATGACAGGTGCCGAGGCCGCGTTCAACGCCTGGGACTATGCTATCCAGCATGAAACCGAGTTCACTGAGGTTCCAGGCCAAGGTGGTTTCGGTCGACGTGCAAGCGTACCAGGGCCGTATGTTGGCAAGGTCGCGTTTAAGACTCACATGGGTTGGGACGGAACAGTAGCTGAACCAAGCTGGGCGGATGTGCTGCTGCCGATGTGCGGGTACGTTAAGTCGAGTCAAGTATTCACGCCACGCACCGAAGCACCTGGCACTAACGTCAAGACAGGCACGCTAGCCGTTTGGAACGATGGCAAAATAAAGATACTCAAAGGCTGTGCCGGTACTTTTAAGATCGTCGCACCAACGGGCAAGATGGCTGTAATTGAATGGGAGTTCAGCGGCGTTTGGGTGCCAGAAACCGACGTTGCTATCGTTGGTCCGACATACCCAACACCCCTTGCACTGCGACACGCAAATAGCACTTCGACGTGGAACAGTATTGCACTGTGCTACTCAACTCTAACCTACGACGCTGGCAACACGGTAACTCCGATCGAGTGCCCAACTGGTGAAGGCATTTCGCACTACATGGTTTCGGATCGTAACAGCAAGGTAACTGGAGATCCAGAAACGCGGCTAGTGGCTTCGCAAGATCGACATGCGTTGATGCTCGCTCAGACGGAAGGTGTTTTAACCTTCGACATTGACGGGCCGACTACTTCCAAAATAACGATCGCAGCTTCAAAAGCTCAGTTGATTAAGAACACAGAAGCCGATCGAGTTGGCATCGTTGTCGATCAACTTGAATGGCAGCTTAACCAAAACGCATCGGCTGTCGATGGCGAATCAACAATTACTTTCACAGCGGCTTAATAACGTGCCTGTATTTTTAGAACCAGATCAAAAGTTCCCAATCGTGCTGGCTTGCGATAAAGACAAGCCAGCAGAGTCGCGACCAACGTTCTTTGCCAAGTCGCAGTCGATGCGTGGGCAGAGACGCATTGCAGTCGTTTTGGATCGACTTACGGAAGATAAGGAAGTTACAACCGATCAACTGTTCGACGACGCTGTGAACGCACTGGCAAGCGTTCTAGTTGGCTGGTCGAACATGGGGCAACCATATTCACAAGAAGCATTGGAGGACGTTCTTTCGTATGCAGAGGCCAGGGAGTTGTTGCGATTGGTTTCGTACAACCAACACGTCACTATTGAGGAAAAAAAAAGCTTAGAATAGCGGCTTGCATTCGCCAAGGTTTGTTGTGCAGCACTTGCAGCGACAAGAACTGCAACGACATCGGAAGCGAGGCCGAGCCGCTTGAAATTGAGTGCCAGCAATGCGGCGGGATTGGATGCGACGGATGCACGCAAGGATTTATTCGGATCGAAGGATGTCCACAGCAGTATTGCAAAGAGATTGTTCCGGCGATTGGACTGATCGACTTGTTTGAAAAAGGACTGCCACCGATTACAGGTGGAGCACTCGACCAATCGGTTTGGTTTTTGGAAGCGGCCAGGATACTTGGTAACGAAGAAACGCAAGCGAAAAACGAAGCGAGACGATGAGCGAAAGCGTTAAAATCCTAATCGAAGCCGAGAACGCAGCGGGGCCAGTCGTTGCGCAGGCCGCAAAGTCGGTTGACGGTTTAGATGCTTCGTTGAAACGCATCAAGGACTCCGGAGGCCAGGCCAAGAAGTCAACAGATTTTTTCAAGGTGTTGGCAAGTTCGTTCGGTGGCTCAGAGATCGGCGGCTATGTTTCTCAACTAGGTGAAGCGGCAGAGAAGACAAGTCAGTTTGCGGAAGTCCAAAAGCTTGGCGGCGCGGGTGCGTTTGCGTTCAGGGCTGGCTTAGTTGGTTTGGTTGGGACTATTTCGTTTGGCATTGGTAACGCAATTGGTAATGCAATTTTCCAGACTGAACGCTGGAAAAAAGCATTGGAGGACGCGAAAGAAGAAGCCGGTCGACTGGAAGGCAAGTTAGTTTCGCTACAGGCAACTAGATTTGCGGAAGGCAAGGCCGACATTGAATTGATTCGAGACCCAGAAGCGAAGAGGGTCGCACAAGAGAAGCTTTTCAAATCGACCGACAAAGAGATAGAGGGCGTCGAAAAACGTCTTCAAAGCGCAAAGAAAAAGGTTGACGAGTACAACGCGTCTTACACCCCCTCGTGGATTCAAGGCAACAACGCCTTGATGGAGGAAAAGTACAAAACAGATCGGGCAGCACTGGATGTTCTGGTTGCTCAGCGCGAAGAACTTCGAAAGGAAGTCATCGAAAGAGAGCTTAAAAACGAAGAGATTAAAAAGGAGAACGCACTAAAAGACAAGTCTGACGACTATCTAAAAAACTTGCGTGAGGAAGTCGAGTTGCTGAAGGCAACCAAAGAAGAACAAGCCGGAATCCTGGCACTGCGAAACGCGATTGGCGAGGAAGCACAGGCAGAAGCCAAGCGGTTGTTGCTGGAAAAGGAAGCTATCGCGGTTGCGGCAGAAGCGGCAAAGGAAAAGGAAGCCGCTGACAAAAAAGCGATCGCAGACCAGGATGCTCGAATCGCTGGCTCGGCAAACTATGTCAGGTCATTGAAAGAACAACTTGACATCATGCGAGCGACTGACGCAGACAAGGCAGGCGTGACGGCACAGCAGAAAGCTATCGGCGGTGACGTTGAGACTGCAACCAATATCCTGAAAGAAATGGAAGCAATCAAAGCAACAGAGGATGCGAAGAAGAAAGCCGAAGACATTCAGAAAAAAGCTGACTCCGACAAAGAGGCCGCTGCACTTAAACTCGTGCAACTAAAGGAAAGCGAACTCACAAAGCTTGAACAGGAACGCATCCTCTTGACTCAGGGAGCGGAAGCAGCCAAAGCATTTGCATTGCAGAAGCAAGGACTATCGCAAGCGGACGCGAAAAGCATTGCCAAGCAAGAAGCGGAACTTGATGCGATAAAGAAACGTCAAGAACTATTGAAGTCGGGTAAAGACGAAAAGCCAGAGTTCGACGAGATCAAGGGTGCAGGTCCAGTTGTCGCATCGGAATCGCGGTTGCTTAAGCGTGGCAGCATAGAAGATCCAGGCGTGATGGTCGCCAAAAACACAACAAAGATGATTGAGCAAAACGAAGCTTTGCGAGCGGAAATCATCACTATGCAAGAAGAGTTGCGAGCACTCAAGGAAAACGCTGGAGCGGAATTGGAGTTAGCCCAATGACAATCATTTCCGTCAACTCCATGTGGTCCAGAACCGAATCTTCGGCTAAGCTGCAAAACAACTTCCGTCGACTCGACTGCACCTTCCGCGAATGCTTCCAAGTCGTCTGTAGCTACGATGCAGAAGCGTTCGAAGTATACGCGGCAGTCGATCCAGCAACAGGCGTTCGCATACCATTCAAAGGTGACACGTATCCCGGAACGGAATCCGTTTACGCAAGGACTGTTTCACCCAAGCGAGTATCGCCAATCCTATGGCTCGTTGACGTTGACTACGAAGGCGAGGTCGGACCATTTGGTCCAGAGGACAGTCCACTAAACACTCCACCGATATTCGATTTCGACGACATTGAAACCGAGGAAGAGATAGACGAGGACTTTGACGGCTACCCGATAATCAACGCAAACTATGAACCGATTGAAGGTGTCAAGGTCGAGATACCAGATTTGGTATTGAACATTCAACGCAACTTCGCAACCTATTCCAGCTACACGCAAAGCCAGTACCGACGCGCAACGAACAGCGACACGTTCAATGGATGGCCTCCTGGCACTGCACGGTTGACAAAACTGCGAGCCAGAAGCGTTAGCGATACGATCGCAAACTATTGGAACGTGTCGGCTTCAATTCGATTCCGTTATCCGTACCGAACAACGCCCGACAAAGCTTGGTACGCTCGCATTCGGCATGATGGATTCTACGAACGATTGACGGCTGGCGGGCCAATCGTTCGAGCGTGTGACGGCTACAAAAGGCCTGTGCAAAAGAAGATCCTTCTTAAGGCAGACGGCACACGCGAAACCGATCCAAATAACACGTACTGGCTTGAGATCAAAAAGTACGATTCATTACCATTTTCGGCATTAGGACTTTTATAACATGGCAGCAATTTCAGGCATCACAGCGGTAAGGCCGACACTCACAACAAAAACGGCATTGGTTGTTTACGGTGCAACGATTGCAGCAGGGCAGCCGTTGTATCTTGACGCAAGCGACAACGAATACAAACTGACTGACTCCAATTCCAGTTCTGCGACGGCGGCATTGAAAGCGATCGCAATGACCCCCGGCATCGATGGTGGGTATGGTTTAGTTGCAATCAGCGGATCGATTATTCTAGTCGGAACCACCATGTTAGTTGGGGAATCGTACTATGCTGGCGCGACGGCTGGAACGATAGTACCGGACGCTGACCTGACAACCGGCGACTACATTAGCCGCGTTGGCGTGGCTTCATCTGCAACGCAAATTCTACTTGCAATTGAGGCGACCGGAATCGTCCATGCCTAAGAAGCGAGTTGTTTTTAACAACGCTCAGATGCAACGAATCTGGCGAGCTACTAAAGCTTATGAGCTGCGGTCGAGTGCCAGGCCGGTGGATGAATTGCAACAGCCGGAAGATCCGATCTTCTTTCGCAATGATTCAGGGCAAACGATTCCACCGTATGGTTTAATGCAGATCGAAACGACTCTTGACATTGCTGGCAGCTACAACCTTGCATTGGTTCAGCGTCCAATACATTCGTCACTCATGCGTTGTCCACTGCTTATCAACAACGACTACGAAGTTCTAAACGGTGGGTTCGGCATGGCTCAAAGCGGGCCAGTGTATCGCTTGCTCCACGACGGTGGCAGCTATGTTGCCGGTGACAGACTAGGTGCAAAGACAAGCACATTCACAGCGACCTACGGGGCTTTGTTTGCGGTGCTTGGTTCGGATAATGTTGCCACAAATATCGTGCGGGTCATGTTTGACACATCGGCATTCAAAGGCAAAACGAAGGGCGTTGCTTTAGTCGTCGGCACTCCAGCTAACGTTTACTATACCGATGCGGCTGGGACAATAACAACAAAAGAATACTTGGCCGAAACTGACGTGAGTAATATCCCGGCTCATACGGTAATTGATCTTTTCCCAATGTACGGGCGACTCGTGGCAAGGGAAGTGTGCTAATGGGAGGGAACAACACATGCTGTAGAGAGCCGCCAAATTGTGGGTCACTCTGCAACCCATACATACCGACACCAACATGGACTATCGAAGTCCTGGGCCAGACATTCAATCTTACGCAACACCCCACAAGCAAATGCTCCTATCAAGGGGAAGCGTGTTGGCTGAGTTCGGTGGTTGAGGAAGCGGCCTGGTCGCTCAGTTACGGATGGGAGGATGGCGATCCGCTCTGGGAGACTGCACCGTCTAATCCTTGTATCCCTGGATGCACGGAAACCTACGATATAGTGCAAGTCCAAACGCATTACAGGGCTAGCATGAAACGATTTAGCCAGACGCGTTTTTCTGTGCTAGTGGTGATCTCGCCACTAAGCACAAGCGGCACGCTGCTCAAAGTCACTGTAGTTTACGAATACAACAAAAGATACTTTCACGGGGCATCTCAAACAGCGAGAACGCGATACAGAATATCAACTGGTACATGCCCAAGTGGTCCTACGGTTGGTGCATGGGTAAACGGTTCGGCA